CTTAATGCAAATGGCGAAAAAACAACTTGGGTTAACGCTAAATTATCATCTTTTGCCCCAACAGGAGCTTTAAATTTCGCAACAGGCGGCACTAAAGCAACTTTAGGAGGAACAAATAAGATATTAATTGACGATCACCCTGGTTATGTAGCACAATTTATAGGGGCGGGTGGTACAGCATTTAGATATATTTACACTACTCTAGAATCAGGTAGTCTACCTGACGGTTTAAGTTTAGTGAATAATAGAATAGAAGGTACTGCTCCCTCAGTAACCTCAGACACAACTTACACATTCACAATAAGATTACATAATTACGAGGGCTATTACGATAGAATATTAAAGATGACCGTTGTTTCCAATATAAATAGAAGTATGGCATATAACTACACTAATTCGTCTGGGACTAAAAGAAAAACTAAAGTATGGAGTGATCTAAATTTAAATTTCACTAAACACCCAACGACAAGTGATATTGTAAAATTAGATGGAGTTAATGCTGTAAAGAGAAGTGTTAGAAATCTTATAAATTTAAATCATTATGAGAAACCTTTTCACCCAGAAATAGGATCAAATGTAAGAGATATCTTATTTGAACCTATGACACCTCTAACTGAAGTCTTTTTATCGAAAAAGATTGAAGAGGTATTAATTAACCACGAACCAAGAGTGAGATTGGTTAGAGTAAATGTAAGTTCAAATCCAGACGCAAATCAATATAGAGTGTGGATTGAATTTTATGTTGTTAATCATCCTGAACCGGTTACGGTAGAAACATTTTTAGAAAGACTAAGATAGTATGGCAACAACAACTAGTGCTACAGAAACAAAAAAATTACAGGTTACTGAATTAGACTTTGACCAAATTAAAACTAACCTTAAAAACTTTTTAAGGAACCAATCAGAATTTGCAGATTATGATTTTGAAGGTTCTGGTATGTCAGTTCTTTTAGACTTACTTGCCTACAACACACACTATTTAGGATTTAATGCTAATATGTTAGCAAATGAAATGTTCCTTGATAGTGCAGCTTTAAGATCAAGTGTTGTATCTCTATCTAAAATGCTTGGTTACGAACCATCTTCACCGGTTGCACCTAGTGCCGATATTACAATAGTTTTAGCAAATGCCACAGGCGCTTCGGTTACAATGCCTGCAGGAACAAAATTTACATCAACAGTTGGTGATACTCAATACACTTATGTAACCAACTCGGACAAAACTATTAATCCTCAGGATGGAGTTTATACTTTTTCAAATGTAAAAATTTATGAAGGAAGTAGGATTACTTTCCAATACACAGCTGATAGTAATAATGAAGATCAAAAATTTCTTGTTCCTAATTCAAATGCTGATATCTCAACACTTAAAGTTGAGGTACAAAACTCTTCCTCAGACACAACAACATTTACTTACACAAAAGCATCCTCAATTACAGGAGTTGAGTCAGACACTAGAGTTTATTTTTGCCAAGAAGTAGAAGATGGAAAATTTGAAGTTTATTTTGGTGATGGTGCTGTTGGTAAAAAAATACAAGATGGTAATATAGTAAAATTAACTTATATTGTCACCAATAAATCTGCTTCAAATGGGGCAAATACTTTTGCATTATCAGGAACTATTGCAGGATTCGGCGCTCAAACTATTACAGTAAATAGTAAATCAACAGGTGGCGCTGAGGCAGAAAGTATTGCTTCTGTAAAATTAAATGCACCTTTACAATATAGCGCTCAAGATAGAGCGGTTACAGCTGCAGATTATAAGACACTAGTAAAACAAATTTATCCTGCGGCAAACGCTATTCAAGTATGGGGTGGAGAAGATAACTCTACACCAGAATATGGAAAAGTTTTCGTATCAGTTAAATTAGCAGATGGTTCTAATTTAACCTCAGTAGATAAAACAGATATTGAAACACAATTAGGTCAATATGCTGTTGCTTCAGTTAGACCTTCTCTGGTTGATCCTGAAACAACTTATATAGTTTTAAATACTACATTTAAATTTAATAGTAATATGACAACTAAAGACGCTACAACATTGGCAAGTGAAGTATCAACTTCTTTATCAAATTATTCAACTAATACTTTAAATAATTTTGTTGGTGTGTTTAGACATAGTGTAGCAAGTGGTATTATAGATGATACCGATGCTTCAATAATTAGTAATATTACAACTGTTAAAGCGTATCAGTATTTTACTCCATTAACATCCGCAACTTCAAGTCAAAAATATACAATATCATTTAACAATGCAATATTTAATCCACATAATGGTTATAATGCAACTGCTGGTGGTGTAGTTTCAACAACAGGTTTTAAACTAGACAATGATTCTACTGTTGAATATTTTTTCAATGATGACGGTGAAGGTAATATTAGACTATATCATTTAGTTGATGGATTAATTACTTATGATAACAGTAATTGGGGTACCATAGATTATACCACAGGTGATGTTGTTATATCATCAGCAAAGATAACAGCTGTTTCTAATGTAGATGGTGCAACTTCAACCCAAGTTAGGGTTACTATAATACCTTCCTCAAACGATATTGCTCCTGTAAGAGGACAAGTTTTAAATATTGACACCGCTAATTCTACAATACAAGGTAGTGTAGATACAATAGAAAGTGGTTCAACTACTTCTGGAGTGGGGTATTCAACAACCAGTAGCTATTCAACTTAATATGGGTATTAGATGTCTAATTATTATACACTAAAGGAAAAAATATCTTCACTAGTAGGACAACAAGCACCCGAATTTGTTAAGTCCGATCACACCGGGTTTACCGATTTTCTCCAAACATATTATATATTTTTAGAAGCTGCGGAACTTCAGTTAACTAATATTTCCGAACAAGATGAGGTATTATTAGAATCTGATAATGCGGAATCTTTAGAAAAATTAGTTTATGAGGATGCTACGGATGAAACAGGTGATACAATTATATTAGAAGAAAATAGTTTCTTATCTGCTTTTACAAATGGCGAAACGATTACAGGTTCTACAACTGGCGCTCAATCAACTATATTAAGTACAAATATTTCAAATAGTAGATTATATATTTCTGCTCAATCCAGATTTAAAACTGGTGAAATTATTACAGGTGGTACTTCAGGTGCCACAGCTACAGTAGGAAAATATAGAGCAAACCCAATTCAAAACATTCAACAATTATTAAATTATACTGACGCTGATAAAACTATTTTTGATTTCTTAGGTGAAATGAGAAAATCTTTTATGTCTGGTATTACTGACAACTTAGGTAGTGATACAGATAAAAGAAAAACAATAAAAAATATAAAAGATTTATATAGAGCAAAAGGAACTAAAAAAGCAAATCAATTATTTTTTAGATTACTATTGAATGAAGAAGCAGACATTTACTATCCAAATAGAGATTTAATAAAACCATCTGACGGTCAATGGAAAACAAGAACAATTTTAAGGGCAACGCAATCTGCTGGATCACTACTTAATTTAAAAGGTCAAACTATTACAATGACGACCGCAAGTAGTACCGCTACCGCAAGGTGTATAGATGTAAACAAGTTTCTTTTATCAGGTACAGATGTTTATGAGTTGGAATTAGATAATGATTCTGTTGATGGAACATTTTTAGATGGTCAAAACATAATAGGTATTGATAACTCAGACTCAACTCTTACTGCAAAAGGTGTTATTAAAACAATTATAGGTGGATTTAATATAACAAATGATGGTTCATTATATTCTGTTAATGATACAATAACTATATCTGGTGGTGGAGGAACGGACGCTAATGCTCGTATTGAGGGAGTAGGTGTAGGTCCAATAACAGAAATGATAGTATCAAAAGGCGGAACAGGATATGCTGTTGGTGACGCTGTTTCTTTTACTACAACAAACTCTGGCGGTAATACTCCACAGGCAAAAGTATCAGTAGTTAATGGTGGATTTGCACCTGAAGCTGGTAGTGTTTCGGCATATAGTATGGCAGCTACAGATCATATTGTTTTAGAAGAACACACACAATATCTTGACCACTATGCTGGTGATAAAATAGTTCAAGAGGCAGGAACAAGTGCAACATTAGATATCACAGATATAAGAGTCATTAATTCAGGTGCTGGATATTCTAAACCCCCAACTTGTACGGTAACAAGTAGTGGTGGTTCTGGCGCTACAGTTCTTGCTTATGGTAGTGAAATAGGAAGAATTACAGAAACTTTATTAATTAATTCTGGAGTGGGATATACTTCTACTCCTACTATAACCGTACCTGTTAATATGGTAAATACAAATTTATCAGGTTCAATTTCAAATGGTGAAACATTTTCAACAGCAGGTGGTGCTTCAGGAACGGTAACTACTTATCTTAATAATATAATTTCATTTACAATAACATCAGGACTTCCAGTAGAAGGAGAAGCAATTACATATTCGGGTGGCACAACTGCTGTCGTATCAAAAATAGATAAAGCAACTTTAACTGCTAGTACAGGTACAAAAATTACAACAACTGGTAAATTTGTAGGTGAAGATGGATTTATTTCAGAAAAAGCTAAGCGAGTCCAAGATAGTGTTTATTATCAAGATTATTCTTATGTAGTAAAAGTAGGAGAAACAATCGCAAACTGGAGAGATTATATTAAGAAAGCAATTCACCCATCTGGATTTGCTGTTAGTGGTGAAGTTAGAGTACAAAATAGAGTTAGTGGTCAAATATCAACTCCTGTCGAGGGACTTATTTCTGGACTATCAACATCACCATTGTTCTTTACTTTAGAACAATTATTCTCTACTGCATTTGGTCGTAGATTAGGAACAGAAACAGACGGCAGTACTTTAAGGAGTAATTCTAGAGCAGGTGTTGACGCAGCTGATATAGATACTGCTTTAGCAGCTACAACAAGGGATGTTACCTTAAAACAAGCAATAACAGTTAAACTTGTAGGTGATGGTGCAGATTTAGATTTCAATGTTAGTAATACACAACAAACAATAGGATATGCTTATGCAGGTCCTAAATTAAAAACTGCATTTCAATTTAATACAACTTGGTTTGATGGACCTTTCAATTCTAAATCGTCAGGTTCTTTTATTTCTTCAGCGGCACCTATTTCACATTGGGGAGACGCTAGAGTTGTTAGTAATAGAGCGTTAACTATCGCTGAATTAACTAACGCTTATGAAAAAGTAAGAAATGTTAGTATTACAAATGCTGCTAGTGATACAAGTCCGTATATTAAATGGAATATTGCATATCCAACACAAATTAAGACAACAGCGATTGATTTCTCTCAAACAAGTTTATCTTTTGATACAACCAATGAAACTTTTGATAGAAACTAATTTTGGTTATAAATAGTAAGAAGAGGGAGATTTTATGGCAAAACAATCAATAAGTTTAGGGTCAAGTGCTAATGACGGTACAGGTACTACACTCCGTGCTGGCGGAGATATAGTTAATGATAACTTTAATGAAGTATATACTGCTTTAGGAACTGGTTCAGCTTTACAAATAGCAGTTTCTGGTGCTTCTGCTGGTCAAGCATTAGTCTGGGACTCAGGAAATTCACGATTTCAACCCACAGCTCAAACTGGTGGGTTATCAAATATTGTCGAAGATACTACTCCTCAACTTGGTGGAGATTTAGATATTAATGGTAATGACATTATATCTACTTCAAATGCGGCTATTAATATAACACCTAATGGAAGTGGTGCAATAGTTTTAGACGGATTAACTTGGCCTACAGCTGATGGTACAACCAATACTTTTTTAAGAACAGATGGAAGTGGAAGTCTTTCTTGGGTATCTGCTTTAGCTGATGTTGCCGCTGATACTACCCCTCAACTTGGTGGTAATTTAGATGTTAATGGCAGTTCCATTGTATCTGCTTCTAACGGTAATATTGCTATAACTCCAAACGGGTCAGGTAAAGTTATATTAGACGGGTTATCTCACCCAACGGCAGACGGTACTGCTAATCAAATTTTAAAAACAGACGGTTCAGGTAATATAGGATTTACTTCTGATTTAACTATTGATTCGTTAACAATGACGGGATCTGGTAATGTTACCTTCACAGCTGCTTCAACATTAGCTCTTAATGCAAATACAGGCGGTACGATTGTTGTTAATGACGGTTCTAATAATGCAGACTTTAGAGTAGAGTCCGATGGTAACGCTAATATGTTATTTGTGGACGCTGGTAATAATAGAGTTGGAGTTGGTATGAGTACTCCTGCAAGTACATTAGATGTAACCGGTAATGTTAAAATTAGTGGCGCTAATGAATTACTATTAGGTAGTATGACAACTACACAAAGAAATGCTTTAACAGCTGCAAACGGTATGATAATTTATAACACAACCGATAATAAATTTCAAGGTTATGAAAATAGTGGTTGGGCAAACTTAATCTAATGGGTAATTTATGGCTGAGAAGGAGTATATAGTCACCCTTAAAAAAGGGGTTGACGCTGACGAGTTCAATTCAGAAATGATAGCCAGTTCTGGCACAGGTAAAATTCCTAATCGTACGGTAGATGTTGCAAACGCAAGACCACTTTCACAAAGAAATACACACTATGGTTTAGAAGATTCTGAAGCATTGGATCTTAAAAATGATTCAAGAGTGGAAGATGTTGAGGTTCCACCAGATAAAATTCCTAATGCTGTAATAGAAAATCAAGCTTATCAAGATGGAACTTTTACTAAAACTAGTAGTAGTACAGGAACATATCATAATTGGGGATTGATAAGATGTCAAAATACGACCAATAATTACGCTGCTGGAACAACAACAAGTGATAATTATAATTATACAGCAGATGGTACTGGTGTAGATTTTATCTGTCAAGATGGTGGTATTCAAACAGATCATCCTGAGTTTCAAGACTCAAGTGGTAGTACAAGGTGGGCTACTGTTGATTGGTATACTGCTTCAGGTGTTTCAGGTACTCAAAATGCAAATCACGATAGAGATTATAGTGGTCACGGAACTCATTGTGCTGGTATTGCTGTTGGTAAAACTTTCGGTCACGCCAAAAATGCAAAGGTGTATGCTCAAAAAGTTGCTGGTTTAGAAGGAACAGGAGATAGTAGTACAGGTATTGCTGTTGGTGATGCTTTTGATTGTATTAAAGGATGGCATAATGCTAAATCTGGTGCAAATGCAGGAAGACCAACTGTTGTAAATATGTCTTGGGGTTATAGTACATCCCATTCAGATTTACCTTCAGCGTTAAGTTATAGAGGTGTTAATAAAACAGGAACAGATATAGATAACTTAACAAAATTAAGAGATTTTAAATTTACTGCTTATCCAGCATCAGCACCCTATAAAACGCCTCTACGAGTCGCTTCAGTTGACGCTGATATAGATGAAATGATAGACGCAGGGATCCATGTTTGTACATCCGCTGGTAATAGTTATTATGTCCACGATTTAACAACTGGCGATGATTATGGTAATACTTACACAATAACCGCTGGTACAAAATATTATAATAGAGGTTCATCTCCATATTCAGTAAATGCTTTTAATGTGGGAAATATTGATATGACTTCGGCTAGTGCAACATTAGATCAAAAAAGTGAGAATTCGGTTACTGGACCAGCTGTAGATATTTGGGCACCAGGAACGAATATTATGAGTGCTTGTAGTACTACTAATTCAATGAGTGGGGTGACAGGTCAAAATTATTCTGGGAATGCTAGTTTTAAACAAGTCAATATATCAGGTACTAGTATGGCAGGCCCTCAGGTTGCAGGAATCGCTTGTTTATTACTTAGTGTTAACCCTCAACTGACGCCTGCAGAATTAAAAGCGTTGATACATAGTCTTTGTACTACTGATAAAATCAATGATCCTGCAGATGGCGATATAGATAATTGGAGAAATTTACACCCAGGCAGTACACCTAAGAGATTCGTATATAACCCATATACGGGTGCAAATGTACTAACAATTAGTACTTAGAGATAAGTATAAATAATTAGAAAGGATTAATGTATAACAGATTGAAAAAATCGTTATAAATAGTTTATAGGAATAAAACAATGGCAGCAATTATTACAAACAAATTTAGACTAAATAATGCGGAACAGTTCGTTGAGTCGTTTTCAGAAGCGTCTCCAACTGCGTATTATTTATTCATAGGTAGACCTCAACCTTGGTCAACCGATGCTGATGTACAAGGCAACAATATTAATGAAGGTACAGATACAACTCCTCCAACCCCTAATGACGATATTTCTACTGAATTCTATTCTTATGATGAATTACTAGGTAGTAAAAAGATTGCTAGTTCGGATGTGAGCCATGTGGTACAAAAGAGAACATGGACTACAGGAACTACTTATGATATGTACGAACATAATATCAGTTCAACAAACGCCGCTCAAAGTGGTGCAACAAATATTTACGATTCAACTTTTTATGTAATTAATTCCGCAAATGCAGTTTATAAATGTATTGAAAATGATGGCGCTACAGCGTCATCTAATGAACCTACTTCTACTGCAACAGCTATTTTTGCAACGGCTGATGGTTATAGATGGAAGTATATGTATTCACTAACTACTGCTCAAGCAACTAATTTTACTTCTACTGATTTTATACCTGTTTCAACAGACTCAACTGTAGCTGCCGCGGCGGTTGATGGTGCATTAGATACAATTTTAGTAGTCGCTGCTGGTTCTGGTTATACATTAAGTTCTGGCACAACTATTTCTGCTATACCTATTCGTGGTGATGGTTCTGGTGGTGTTGCTTCGGTAACAATATCAAGTGGTGCTATTGCATCCGCAACGGTAACAACTGCAGGTACTGGTTACACTTATGCATATATTCGTAATGCAGATATAATCGCCGCAACAAATGCTGCTGGTGGCGGTTCTGGTGGTAACTTAAATGTTATTATTCCACCTAAAGGTGGTCATGGTAAAAACGCTATTAAAGAACTTGGTGGATTTTTTGTAATGATGAATGTTGATTTAGCTGGTGCTGAAGGTACTTCAGATATTTTAGCTGCTAACGATTTCAGACAAATTGGAGTAGTTAGAGATCCTTATAATTATGGAACAACAACTGTGGCTTCTGCTTCAACATTAAGAGGTGTTAATGCTGTATTAATTAACTCTTCTCCAACGCCAGGAACTTTTGTAGTTGATGAAAAAATATCTCAAGCAACAACTGGTGCTATAGGAAAAGTAGTTAATTGGGATTCTACAAATAGAATTCTATATTACATACAAACAAGATTCCCAGATTGTGGTGCTGATACTAATGGTAATAGAACAGCGTTTAGTGGTACAAATGTAATTACAGGTGCGACCTCAAGTGCAACTGGTACACCTCTCGCAAGTTCATCAACAGTAAATGCTGTTGTGTTTACTTCTGGTTATTCAAATCCAGAAATACAGCCTGATTCAGGTGATATCATCTATTTAGAAAATAGAGCACCTATTTCAAGGGCAACGGATCAAACGGAAAATATTAAATTAATTATAGAATTCTAAGGGAAATATAATGGCAACTATAACCGATTTTAATGTCAGCCCTTATTATGATGATTTCGCTGACAGTAATAATTACCACCGAGTACTATTCAGACCTGCTTATGCAGTCCAAGCTAGAGAGCTTACTCAAGCTCAAACTATTCTTCAATCACAGGTAGAACGATTTGGTAACCATGTATTTAAAGAAGGTGATGTTGTTATACCAGGAGATATTAATGTATCAGGAAGAGATACTATTAAACTAACTTCCTTTACTGGAACTAGCACATTATCTAATTTTAAAGACGGTGTATTTACAGGCGGCACTTCAGGTGTTAAAGCAAAAGTAATAGCAACCTCAGCAGCTGACGGTACAGACCCCAATACTCTTTTCGTTGAATACACAAATAGTGGTTCAAATAATACTTCTAAAACTTTTACAGCCGGTGAAACTATAACAGCTACAGTATCAATAAGTGGTGTTAACACTAGTGTTTCTGCTGCTGTTAATACTTTACATAGAGGCGTTCTTGCTGACTTATCACCAGGTATATTTTATGTTAGAGGTTTCTTTGTACAGACAACTGAACAGCAACTAGTATTAGAAAAATATACTTCTTTGGCAACTTATAGAGTCGGATTAACGGTTACAGAAACTATTAATACACCAACGGAAGACACAGCATTAAATGATAATGCAGCTGGTTCTTCAAATGAAAATGCCCCAGGTGCTCATAGATTAAAATTTGATTTAACATTAGCTAAACTTGCTATTGATTCAACTTCAGATACAAACTTTATAGAATTATCAAGAGTAATAAATGGTGCTCAAATAGAGAATCGATCTAACGCTGAATACAATCATCTTGCAGATACATTGGCAGAGAGGACTTATGATGAGTCTGGTGATTATACAGTTAGAGATTTTGAATTAGAATTAAGAGAGAGTGTCCTTTCAGGAACTAATAGAGGTATATATTCAAACGGCGCTACTACTAATGCTCGCGGAACAGCGGCAACTACTATGTTAGCAGGATTAATGTCTCCTGGAAAAGCATATGTTAAAGGATACCAAATAGATAAAATTGGTCAAAATATTATTGACATTGACAAGGCAAGAACATTTAAAGATGTAAATGCAAATGTAACCCAATTTAATTTAGGAAACTATGTGTATATTACTAATATGTACAATGTTCCTGATATAGGTAAAGGATATGGAACAAGTGCTTCTGATATAAAACCTTATGCTAGTGTAAACTTATTCGATACTGCTACAAGTTCTAGAGGAACAACTATTGCAAATACAAATGCTGACATTAAACAAATAGGTCGTGCTAAATGTAGAGGCATTGAAAATGTGGCAGGAACAGCTTCTTCCAGTATATACCCAACAACTTCAGTACATAAAGCATATCTATTTGATATAGAAATGTTTACACACATTGAAGTAGATGGTACAATCAGTAATGCTTCTGGATTTACGACTGGTGAAATAGTAACCGGCGGTACTTCAGGTGCAAGTGGTGTTGTAGAAAGTATATCAAGTGAAAATAGTGCAACAATAACTGGTGCTTCAACAGCTACTCCTGTTGTGGTTACCTGTTCAGGTGGACATAACTTCCAAGAAGGACAAGTGGTTACGATTGCAGGTGTTTCTGGTATGACTGATATTAATGGAAACTTTACAGTTAAAGATCCTACTGCAACAACTTTTAAAGTATATACAGACGCAAGTTCTGGTGGCACACCTGTTGCTAAAGGTTCTTCTCAATCATATTCTGGTTCTGGTGCAACTGTAAAACACGATAGGGTTGTATTATCAAGTGTACAAGGATCATTTACAGAAAATGAAACTATTACTGGTGGAACTTCCAGTTATACTGCTGTAATTCAATATAGTGCTTTCGGTCGTAAAGGATCAACACCTAGAAAATTCTTTGAAACTAGGCAAATGTATAGTGATGTTACCGATATTGATTTTACTGCTGATACTTCAATAGATTCAACTTACGGAGAAGTAAAAACATTAACTGGTTCTATTTCTATTGCGAATAGTACTACTGCTGTATCTGGTTTTGGTACAAGTTTTACTACTGAGTTAGTCATTGGTGATACAATAGAGTTTATAGATAATGCTGGTAGTACGGTAACTAAGATTGTAGAAAGTATAGAAAGTAATACTAAATTAGAAATTTCTGCTGCTGTTGGTGGTTCAAATGTATCAACAAAAACAGTAGCGACTAGAAAAAGAGCAAAACAACAAGAAGCAACTAAAAATACTCCTTTATTTAAATTACCTTATTCACCCGTTAAAACTTTAAAAACTACTAACAATAGTAATGCTTCTGATACTTCATTTACAGTTAGAAGGACATATGTAGAAACATTGTCCTCAACTGGTGGTGCAACTTTAAGTGGTGCTTCTGGGGAAACTTTCTTATCAAGTACTAATACAGATTATGTAATGACAATCCTATCAACGGGTTCTGGTGGTAGTGGAGCTGTTGGAGATGTAATTACTCCTACAATTTCAGGAACAGGAACTCAAACTTTAACTGTTAATATGGGTAGTGGTTATAATGGACATAAAGTTAAGATTATTGCTTCTGTAGCAAGAACTACTGCTGGTGAGAAATCAAAAACTGCTAACACGGCACAAACTTTACAGGTTTCAACTCAAGCGCTTGCAACTGCTGATATTATAAACATAGGTAAGGCAGATGTTTATGCTGTTGCTAGTGTTCATATGGCAGCTGACTTTAGTACAAATGCTGATACAGACGATACAGATGTTACCGATAGATTTACATTAGATACTGGACAAAGAGATAACTTCTATGATGTTGGAAGATTAATTAAAAAAGTTAATTCAATCGCTGTAACCGGTAGATTATTAATTACATTTAGTTATTATTCTCACGGTGCTGGAGATTATTTTAGTGTTGATAGTTACCCTGGTGATTATACAGATATTCCTCAATATACTTCAGATACAACTGGAGAAATATACAATTTAAGAGATTGTATTGATTTTAGACCTAGAGTAGATGACGCTTCAACTATTGAGTCTGGTGGAGCAGATAGAGAATTCGATGGTACTGGTGCTTCAACTTCAGATACACCAAAACCTGGTGGAATAGTTTATACAGATTTAGAATATTATCTTCCTAGAATAGACAAGTTATTTTTAGATAAACATGGTAAATTTATTATAAAAAAAGGTGCAGCTGCTCTTAACCCTACAGCGCCTGAAGATTTAGAGGATGCTATGCACCTATACACTTTAGCAATTTCACCATATACTTTTAGTCCTGAAGATGTACAAATAATTCCTCAAGATAATAGACGATATACAATGAGAGATATCGGTAGATTAGAAAAAAGAATTCAAAATGTAGAATATTATACTCAGTTATCATTATTAGAATCAGCTGCAGAAAATTTACAAATACAAGACGCTGATGGTTTTGATAGATTTAAAAATGGATTTATTGTAGATAACTTTACAGGTCATAATATTGGAGATGTAAATAATGAAGGATATAATATTGCAATGGATATGGCAAGAGGTGAGGCAAGAAGTCCTCACTTTACAGACGCTGTACCTTTAAAAGAAGCAACTGATACGGGAAGTGTTGCCGCTGCTGATTTAACAGACGCCCAAAGAACTACCCAAGGATATGCTAAAAATGGAGATTTTATTACTTTACCATATACAGAGTCGTCTGTTCTCAATCAACCTTTTGCTAGTACAACAGAAAATATAAATCCTTATGATGTAATTGTTTGGTCAGGTCAAATTGCATTAGATCCACCAAGTGATGAGTGGAGAGAAGTTAGAAGGCAACCTGATTTACAAGTGGTAACAAATGGTGCCTTTGATACATTTGTTGCTGGTAGAACTACAAATAGAGATGGATCATTTACAACTGGAACAGTATGGAATGAATGGGAAGATTTCTGGACTGGTGCAACAACTTCAACGGTAACAGGATCAGAAGCAGCTACAACACAAAGGGATAGAGTAGATATTATAAGACGAGATACTAGGGTTAGACAAAGACGAACTGGTATTAGAACCGATGTTGTTCCAAGAATAGTACAAAGGTCTAGAGGCGATCAATTAGTTAACCTTGCATTTATTCCGTTTATTAGAAGTAGAACAATTACATTTACTGCAACAGGAATGAAACCAAGTACAAGAGTTTATCCTTTCTTTGATAATGAGGCGGTAACAAGTTATGTAACCCCGAATGGTGGTTCTCTTGGCGGTTCTTTAATAACAGACGCTAATGGAGCTTGCACAGGAACTTTTGCAATTCCTGATCCGACAGATTCAACTAAACCTCGTTGGAGAGCAGGAACTAGAATATTTAGATTAACTGATAGTAGTACAAACTCTAACTTTGAAGCAAATGTTAAAACTTCAGCTGAAGCAAACTATACTGCTCAAGGTAGATTAGAAACTAGACAAGCAACTGTACACTCAACTAGAGAAATTGAATGGAGAAGAACTACCTTAACAGGAACTCAGGAAATAACAAGAAGTACTAGTACTAGAGAAGCAGTTGGAGGAACTCAATTAGAATCACCTCTTACTGGTTTTCCTTTCCAATTAGATTTTGGTAATCTTATCATTGATGGATTATTTGCCGCTACTTGGCCTACTGGTAACTTTTTGGGTTTTGGATTTGATCCTTTAGCTCAATCATTTAATATTCCTACTGAAGGCGGTGCTTTTGTAACCTCAATAGATGTATATTTTCAGTCAAAAGACGCTAATGTTCCTGTAACCTTACAAATTAGAACTATGAACAATGGTTATCCTACGAATCAAATAGTTCCTTTAGCAACAAAAACTTTAAATCCGGGTTCAGTAAATATTTCTACTGACGGGTCAACTGCAACTAGATTTACTTTTGACGCACCTATATTTTTACCAGATAGTGCAGAATTTGCTATGGTTCTTCTTGCGAACAGTACAGACTATAATTGCTGGGTTGGTGAAACAGGAAAAAGAACAGTAGATTCAAACAGAATGATATCTAAACAACCTAGTCTTGGTGTATTATTTAAATCACAAAATGGTACAACTTGGTCTGAAGATCAAACTAAAGATTTAAAATTTGTTATGAACAGAGCTGTATTTGATACTGATAAAACAGGTTCACTTACCCTTATAAATGATTCTGTACCAACTAGACAATTAGGAGCAAATGCTTTACAAACAACTAGTGGTTCTGCTGTAATTAGAGTAAGACAAGAGAACCACGGTATGCATGGTACAAGTAATAATGTAACCATATCTGGTGCAGCTGCAACAAATAATATACCTGCAAGTGAAATTAATACTACACATACAGCAATATCTAATATTACTATGGATTCTTATGACATCACTTGTTCCACTAATGCTAATGCAACATCAACTGGTGGCGGTTCTAATATCGTTGCAACTCAAAATATGATTATGGATCAAGCTATGTTAAATGTACAAACTATGGCAGTTCCCGAAACTACAATTAATCAGTATGTAAGAACGACTAGTGGTAAATCTGTTAATGGTAGTCAATCAGAATTCACATTACTTGCTGCTACAGCAAAAGAACCATGTGAATTGTATCAAAATATTTTATTTAGTGCTCCGCAAATGGTTGCTTCTGATATTAACCAAACAAATGAAATGTCGGGTAATCCTTCTTTCTGGTCCATATTTGAATTGTCAACTAATTCCGATAACCTTTCACCAGTTATCGACCTAGCAAGAAAAAGTGTTTTCTGTGTACAAAATAGATTAGATAGTCCAACTTCTAGTAATCATCCAGAGTATGTTGCTGAAACTAAAAATACTGGAGGTAGTTCTAGTTCGGCATATATCACTAGACCGATTGAATTAGAAAATGAATCAACTGCTTTAGATATTAGAATTAGTAGTAATATTAGATCAACTTCTTCAGTAGAATTATATTATAGAGTTACCGGTGGTTCTGAAACAAGAAAAATAGATGATCTTAACTGGGTACCATTTAATTCAACTGGTGCGGAAGATACAACTGTCCAACCAGCTGAAGATTACGATACATTTACTGAATACAAATATACCGCTAGTGATATAGAGGGATTCACTTCGTTCCAATTAAAAGCAGTTCTAAAGGGATCAAATAGTGTTTATCCACCTAGAATGAAAGACCTAAGGGGAATTGCATTAGCTGTATAATGACTAGATTAAAAGTAGAAGGACACGATAGTTTAGTTAGGGATGAAACAAATAATGCTATAATAAATACTGATAAGACAGCTTATAGTGTTTATATGAAAAAAGTTATTGCTAGAAAACAAGAAACAGAAAAAGTTAGAGGTCTTGTTAGAGAAGTAAACGAATTAAGAGAAGATATGAAACAAATTAAAAAACTATTAGGAAAAATGGTAGAGAACAATGGCAGATAGAACGGTAACCACATCCAATACCTTAGAGGAATTTAGAGTCGAGTTCAATGAGCTCGCTGTAGATGTTGGTGATATTGCAAGTATAACTGGTGCGTCAGGACAGATTGCTTCAGCTACAGATTTAATAGAAGCCGTGGTTACATTAAATACAGGTAGTGCTACTGCAGCTAGTCCTACATTTACTGGTATTGCGAGTTTCCCAGACGGATCTGCTGGGGCACCAGCAATAACTAATACTGGAGATACTAATACTGGTATATATTTCGGAGCAGCTGACCAAGTAGATGTTGCTGTAGGCGGAAGTCAAGTTCTTTCAGTAGTATCAACAGGAGTATCGGTAACAGGTAATATTACTGCAAGTGGTAATATCACAATGGGGGATGCTAATACTGATAACATTACATTTAATGCTGATGTAAATTCAAATATAGTACCTAACACTCACAATACTTTTAGTTTAGGTATTGATACTAAGTCTTGGCAAAATTTATATTTAAGTAGTGGGATTATATTTGAAGGATCAGGTGTTGACGCTCACGAAACTACTATGGTTGCTGCTAACCCAACTGCGGATGCAACAATAACTGTACCTAATGAAACAGGCACAATAATAACTACGGCGGCAACTACTACGGCATTAGCCTCTTCAAATATTTCAACTAAAGGATTTTCTATTGCTATGGCAGTGGCATTAGGATAAATAAATAATAGGAAAACAAAATGGCAAACGATTTTAAAAAGGCAGTACAATCAAGTATAGGAACATCAGGTTCTATGACCTCTTTGTACACAGTTCCCGGATCAAAAACTTCAATTTTGATTGAGTTGGATTTGTGTAATAAAACAAATGGGTCAGTTCAATGTACAGCTATATTATCTCACGGAGGAAGTACAGACATTAATATTGTTAAAAATGTACCTGTTCCAGCTGGTTCAACTTTAAAAGTTATATCAGGACAAAAGATAGTAGCTGAAGCAGCTGATGTGGTAAAAGTATATTCTTCGTCAGCAAGTTCAGTTGACGCAATACTTTCAATACTTGAAGATGTTAACTCTTAATAAAGGAAAAAATTAATGGGTAATTTTATAGGACCATCACCGGTTAGAAGTTATGCACCGATATCAGTTAAAGATGATTTTAGTGGTAATGGATCTGCGACAGCCTTTGATTTATCTAGGGATGTTGCTGCTGGCGGCGATAATAGTTTACTTGTTGTAGTCGGAACTACAATTATGGAACCTGGTGTTGATTATACACTAGGTAATGACGGTTCAGGTAACCCTAGAAGAATAACATTTACTTCCGCACCTGCAAGTGGTACAAATAATATCTATGTAATTCAAAGAGATAGAGAAACTGGAAAATTTACACCAGATGACACTTCAGTAGGAAATTCTCAGTTAGCTGCAACTGCTATAACAGGACAAGCTCTAGTCACCGCTGATAATGCTGACCATGTTTTAGTATCAGACGCTTCAGATAGTGGCGCTTTAAAGAAAGCGTTAGTATCTACAATAGGTAATGATGTTGCAAATGGCGGTAATAATAGGATTTTAACAGATACAGGAACTGGCGGATCATTAAACGCTGAGGCGAATGCTACATTTGATGGTTCAACCCTTAGTGTAACCGGTGCAATAACTGCTTCTGGAGTGGTAACTGGTGCTGGATTTACTATTGGGAGTGCCGTTATTGCTGAAGCAGAATTAGAAATGCTTGATGGTATAACTGCTGGTACAGCAGCTGCTTCAAAAGCATTAGTCGTTGACGCAAATAAAGATATTGGAACATTAAGAAATCTTACTATTGATGGTACTTTTAGTGATGGAAATTATACTTTTGATACTAGTGGTAATGTTTCTGGATTAGGAACTGTTGGTTCTGGTGCTATAACAAGTTCAGCTTCAGTAACCGCAGGAACTTCTTTTATAATAGGTTCTGCTGATATAAATGAAACTGATCTAGAAAAATTAGACGGAATAACAAATGGTACTGCGGCTGCTAACAAAGCCCTTGTTGCTGACGCTAATATTGATATCGGAACAATTAGAAATCTTACTATGACTGGTGATTTAACAGTAGGTGGAACAACAGCACTAGATGATAATATATTAGAAATAAATAGAGGCGCTACTTCAAATGCTAACGATTGTGGTATTATTATAGAAAGAGGATCTACTGGTGATAATGCAGCTATAATATGGGATGAAAGTTCAGATCAATTTGTTTTAGGTACAACTACTTCTACTGGAACCGCTACAGGTAATTTAACCGTTGCAGCTTCACCACTTTCTATTTCAACTTTATCTGCTACTGAAGTATCAATGGCTGATAGTCAGAAACTTAAATTAGGTGCTGGT